CTGGTCCACCCCACCGGCAGTCTCGTCGGTGGCCACCAGTACGTGCTGGACGGCTGGGACGCGGTCCACGGCCTCTTCCGGTGCAACAACTCCTGGTCCAACGCCTGGGGCAAGAACGGCAGGTTCTACCTCACCTACGCCTCCTTCGACACGCTCCTGGGCCGCGCCGGAGATGCAATCCAGATCCAGGTCTGAACAGATACCATCGCCGTGACTACACGGAGGCACAGCAGATGGCGATGGCGCAAGACTCCACAGACCCGACCGGGGTCGCCAACATCGACGGCACCCCCCCGTCCAGGGAGCTGGTCCGAGCCCGTGACCGCAAGGCCAACGCCTCTCTCGACATGGCCCTCCACGGCGCGAACTGGGACCAGATCGCCGAAGTGATGGGCTACCCAACAGCCCGAGCCGCCAAGGTCGCCGTCGAACTCGCCCTCGAACGGAACCTGTCGACCGTCGACAAGCAGAAGATGCGGCTGCTCATCCAAGGCCGCTACAACACCATGGTCCAAGCAGTCGCACCCAAGGCGCTGGACCCCGAACACCCCGAACAGCTCGCCGCCCTGGGCCGCTACCGCGAGATCACCGCCGACGTGCGCCGCATGTGGGGCCTCGACGCCCCCCAGGAAGTCCTGGTCACCAACCCCACCGAACGCGAGATCACCGACTGGGTCGGCCTCACCGTCAGCCAGTCCCTGCCGCAGGTCGAAGAGGACGACATCGTCGAAGCCGAACTCGTCGACGACCACCGGGCGTCCTGATGCCCTTCCGCCTCGACGAGCACCGAGCCAAGATCCAGTTCCTGGCCAGCGCCCGCCTCCCATCCCTGATCTACAAGGCCGCCATCAGGGCCGAACTGCCCTCCAACACCGCCTACATCCAGCGTGCCGTGTGCGAAGCCCTGGCCCGCGACCTCGGCATGCCGCTGGCCGAACTGGTCGACGAACAGCCACCGGTACGCACCAAGGCGGGACAGTTCCGTGACCACAGGTTCACCGGGCCGGGCAACACGGTCGAACAGGTGCGCTGAAAAATGGGTACTATGTTTCCATGGCCAAGGTCCGCTGGAGCCAGAAGTGCGCCGGAGGATGCGGGAAGTACCTGCTCTCCGGCTCCGTGGCGACCCGTATCTACGGAGGGTGGTTCTGCGGCGCATGCCTACACAAACACCACCTGACGGCATCCTCGCGTACAAGCACTGGAAGCCTGAAGCCCAGCAGAAGGCCCTAGAGGCGCTCCGCCAGGCACAGAACAACGCCTGGACCCCGTTCTTCTGCCCCGACCGCCAATGCACCGGCCACGCCCACGTACGCCTGGTCAAGCCCGGCGCCGACACCTGCCCCTCCCCCAACGGCCACATCTGGCACCCCACCGAGAAGGCATGGGTGTGCGGCATCCCCGGCAAGCCAGGCTCAGGATGCGGAGCCCTCGGCGTGCAGATCGACGGCACCTGGCTGTGGGAGCACGCACGAGTCGACCAGCGCCCCCCCGCCTGGGGTGACGACTGGCAGAACTTCGTCATGTCCGGCGGCCGAGGCTCCGGCAAAACCCGCACCGGCTCCGAAGTGACCCACAAGGCGTCGAAGATCACCCCCAACATCACCCTCATCGGCGCCACCTCCCAGGCGCTGCGCGAGACGATGATCGAAGGTCGCTCCGGGGTCCTGGCCACCGCCCGCCCCGGCGAACGCCCCACCTGGGAGCCGTCCCGCAAGCGACTCACCTGGCCCAACGGATGCATCGCCATGGGCTACTCAGCCGAAGAGCCCGACCGGCTCCGTGGCCCCGAGCACGGCTTCGTGTGGGCCGACGAGCCCGCCCACTACCCGCTCATCACCGACGTCTGGTCCAACATGGAGTTCGGCCTCCGCGTCAAGGACTCCCGTGGCCGCGACCCCAAGGTGATGGTCACCTCCACCCCGAAGCCCACCAAGTGGATGAAGGAACTCATCGCCGAACCCATCACCGTGGTCCGCCGAGTCCCCACCTACCTCAACATCCAGAACCTCACCGAGGGCTACCGGCGCAACGTCATCGGCAAGCACGAAGGCACCCGGCTGGGACGCCAAGAGCTGTACGGCGAACTCATCGAAGACGTCGAAGGCGCCCTCTGGTCCGGCGGCATCATCCACCACGTCGACGACGCACCCCACCTGGACCGCATCGTCGTCGCCATCGACCCCGCAGGCTCCACCAACCCCAAGGCAGACGACACCGGCATCATCGTCATCGGCAGGACCGGAGACATCCAGTACGTACTAGCCGACCTGACCGGCAAGTACACCCCCGACCAGTGGGGCCGCAAAGCATGGCAGGCTGTCGCCGACTTCAACGCCGACGCCATCGTCGCCGAGAAGAACTACGGCGGACAGATGGTCAAGCACGTCCTGGAATCCAGCAAGCCCAGCCGCGTCGACGCCCGCATCGTCATGGTCGACTCCCGGCGCGGCAAGGCGATCCGTGCCGAACCCGTCGTCGCCCGCTACGAGCAGACCAAGGTGTACCACGTCGGGAAGCGCGGCGACCTCAACGACCTCGAAGACGAGCAGACCACCTGGGTTCCCGGCGAAGGGCCTTCACCGAACCGGGTCGACGCCCTCGTCCACGGCTCCACCGAACTCGCACGCGGCAGAGGGCAAGCACAGATCGCATCCCCGGCGCGGCTCAACATCTCTGTGCCACTACCCCGCAGCATGCGCGGTCGCTGAGGTTTGGCCAGCCAAAACTAGATTCCAGAAAGTAGGAGAGATGGAACTGTTCCAAGGATGGCCACCCGTGGTCATCTTCGCCGTCGCAGTCATGTCGGTGGCGCGGACGGCACGCCTGGTCACCCACGACACGTGGCCACCGATGGAATGGGCACGCCCCCGCATCGCCGCCCGGCTCGGCTCCTGGAGCGAACTGGTCGTCTGCCCCTTCTGCGCAGCCCCCTACCTGATGGCCGGGCAACTGGTCTGGCTCGCGGCACTGTGGGGCCACGGGGACGCCTTCACCTGGGGATGGCTGATCCCCAACCTGTGGTGGGCACTGTCATACGTCGCGGCCATCGCCGTCGCCTACGACCAGCCAGAGTAATGAACTACCGGGTCGAGGTGCCGTGCTCGGACTGCGCACGCGGCGCCCACGACAAGTGCGACGGGGAAGCCTGGAACGACGAGTTCGAGTGTGTCGTCGACTGCGCCTGCCTGGTCTGCGCAGCGGGCTATGCGACACTCCACGCAGAAGCCGATTCGTCAGGAGCCTTGGATGCCCCGTCGTCAGCGTGAGCTGGTGCCCACCGTGCCACTGCTCCCGACCAACTCCCTGGTCGCCTCAGCGACCAGATACAGCGGCGACACGGCACGCATCTACGGCACCGGCCAAGACGAGGCATGGCAGACCGAGTGCTACCGGCACTACCGGATCTGCGGAGAAGCCCGGTTCGCCGCCCAGTTCTTCGGCCACGCCCTGTCCCGCGCCGTCCTCTACATCCCCGCCGAACCCGGCAACCGGAACTCCACACGGGTCACCGAAGGCGAGACCTACGACGTTCTACAGGAACTGTTCAACGGAGCAGCCGGGCAGTCAGGGATGCTCAACGCAATCGGCATCCACCTGACCATCGCAGGCGAGTGCTACCTGGTCGGACGAACCTCCACCAACGACGACACCGAAGACCCAACCCCGATATGGGAGATCCGCTCCATCCTCGAAGTGCGCTCCAACGGCGTCCGAGGCACAGCCGGGAAGTGGTGGATCAAGCAGGCGGGCAACCAGGCCGACATCATGCTCGACCCCGAAGACACCGTCATCCGCATCTGGATTCCAGACCCCCTCAACGCCGTCAACGCCGACTCCCCGTTCCGGTCCCTGCTGCCGATCCTCGAAGAGATCGAATGGCTGACCCGCTACGTCTTCGCCCAGTGCAGCCAACGGCTCGCCGGAGCCGGGCTGCTGCTGATGCCCGAGGAGATGGAGTTCCCGCCCGCCCCAGGCCAGGCAGGCAAGGAACTGTCCAAAGCAGAAGGCTTCATGATGAAGCTGGCCGACTCGATGCTGACCCCCATCAAGGACCCGTCGAACCCGTCGTCGAAGATCCCTGTCATCGCCACCGCCCCCGGCGACGTCATCGACAAGATGAAGTGGCTGACCTTCTGGTCCGAACTGGACACCGAAGCCAAGGGGCTGCGCCAAGAAGCCATCCAACGTTTCGCCCTCGGCATGGACCTCCCCCCCGAGCGCATCCTCGGCATGTCCATGTCACGCGGCACCGGCGGCGGGTCCAGCAACGGGGTCAGCCACTGGGGCGCCTGGCAGATCGAAGAGGACACCGTCAAGATGCACGTCGAGCCCATGCTCGACGTCGTCATCAACGCCGTGGTCGTCTACTACCTGCGCCCCGGAGCCAACGACCCCACCGCATCCCTGGCCTACGACACCTCCGCGCTCCGGCTGCGCCCCGACCGATCCAAGGAGGCCATCGAGCTGTACGACCGTGGCCTCATCAAAGCCCAAGTCGTCATCGCCGAGAACGGCTTCACCGTCGAAGAGATGATGGAACCCGACGAGCAGAAGCGCTGGTTCATCATGAAGGTCGCCAGCGGCTCAGCGACCCCCGACATGGTCGCCCAAGCCCTCCGCGAACTCGGCGTCGACATGCCCCCACCAGCCGACAGCCTCGGCCAGATGAACGACTCCCGCCCCCCGCCGTCCATCGACGAGCACCCCACCCGCGACCTGCCCGACCGGGCCGCGCTCCTGGCCGCCAGCGAAGGGCTGGTCTTCCGGGCACTCGAACGAGCAGGCAACCGGCTCCGCCAGCAAGGCGTCAAGCCCGAAGGACTCCGCTCCTTCGAAGTCCACACCGCCATCACCCTGGACGCCAAGCAGGCCAAGACCGCCCTCGCCGACGCCTGGACCTGCGCCCCCATGGTCCTCGACGGCATCGCCGACACCGAGCCAGTCATCACAGCCCTCGACGGCTACACCGCCTCCCTGCTCGTCACCGGGCGAGCCCACACCAGGGAGGCGCTCGCCCGGTGGCTCGACCAGAGACTCAAGTTCAAGTGACCTGGGACCGGATCGCCTTCGCCGCCCGACGCCGCAAGGCGCAGAGCGACCTGATCGCCGCCCTCGAACCAGTCGTCGAACACGCACTCGAACGCAAGAGCCAGTCTGCGAACTGGTGGCGGGCAGTAGTCGACGCAGCCAAACCCCTGTTCGACTCCATCGTCACCGACGACGGCGGCAACGCCGACCAGGCCGTGGCCGACTGGGCACGCCTATCCCTGGACCTCACCAAGACCCTGACGAAAACCAAGAAGATCGAGGACTACACAGCCGAGCTGATCGCCACCTGGGTCGCCGGTGAGATCCTCTCCGTCGCCACCATCGCCGCCGCCAAGCAGGACGGGGAGCCATTCGAACTGGAATGGGTCTCCATGCACGACACCAAGGTCCGCCACACCCACCGTGTCGCCGACGGCCAGCGGATCAAGCCCGGCGACAAGTTCCACATCGGCGACTCCGAGATGCGCTACCCCCTCGACACCAGCGCCCCCATCAAGGAATGGATCAACTGCCGCTGCACCGTGGCAGCGGTCCCCGTCGACACCGCCGCAGCAGTGGTCCACGACAACGCACTCCTGGCAAGTCATACTGGGCCTCGTCTCACCCAAGGAGCGACACAGATGACCGACACCCTCATCCCCTGGCACGGAGTCCTCGCCCCCGAGGGCAAGTGGTCCGGCGACCGACGGAAGTTCGGGGTCGGCTCCCTGTCCCACCGCGACCTGTCCTTGCCGCTGACCTGGCAGAAGGTGCAGGAGGAAGCCCACAACGGGTCCGTCACAGTCGCCTCCATCGACTGGATCGACATGAACCGCGACGGAGACAACCTGATGCACGCGGGCGGCATGATCTTGCAGAGCGACGAAGCAGACGAATGGGTCGGACTGCTGGCCCACTTCGGTCGCCTCGGCGTCTCCGTCGACGCCGACAACGCCGAAGCTGGCCTGGTCAACGAAGACGACTCCCCCTTCTCCTTCGACGAAAGCGACGGCGAGCCGTACGGGATGATGTTCTCCGCAGCCCGCGTCTGCTCCGCCTCCAGCGTCAACATCCCAGCGTTCGCTGAAGCCTTCGTCACCATGGGCCAAGACCCCGAGCACGACTACGGCGACGGCCCCACCGACGAGCAGCAGATGGCGGCAGTGCTGGCCATGCTCGCCGACTCGACCATCGAAGAGATCAGCGCAACCCTCGGTGAAGTCCAGGCCGGGCGCGGACCCGGCTGGCTCACCAACCCAGCCGACACCAAGCGCATCCACGACTACTGGACCGTCCCCGGCGAACCCGGCTACGAGAAGATCGCCTGGGGCACCCCCGGCGACTTCAACCGCTGCCGCGTCGAAGTCGGTCAGGAGATCGGCGAGAACTCGCCCGAGAAGCTCCGCTTCATCAACCAAATCTGCTCCCAGTGGCACAAGGACGCCACCGGCTTCTGGCCCGGCCACGCCCCCACCGAGCAGGCCGCCGCCAAGCCCGAAGGCGAGCAGGCTCCCGCCATCTCCCTGGTCGCATCCTCGACCAGCCTCGCCCCGTCGAAGTGGTTCGGCGACCCCCAGTTCACCGGCAAGACCCCCATCAAGATCACCGACGACGGCGAGATGTACGGCCACCTGGCCTACTGGGACACCTGCCACATGAACTTCGCCAACACCTGCATCATGGCCCCCCACTCACAGAACGGGTACGGGTTCTTCCTCACCGGCGAGGTGATGACCGACGCTGGCCCCGTCGCCACCGGCCCCATCACCATCGCCACCGGCCACGCCGAGAACCGTCTCGGGATGCGCCCGGCCCTGTCCCACTACGACAACACCGGCACCGCCGTCGCAGACGTCACCGTCGGTGAAGACGCCTTCGGGATCTGGATGCACGGATGGGTGCGCCCTTGGGCCTCAGAGCAGCAGGTCTACGAACTGCGCGCCGCAGCCCTGTCCGGCGACTGGCGCCGCGTCCCCGGCACCCGGCCTCCACAGATGGAGCTGATCGCCGCCCTCGGCGTCAACTCCCCCGGCTTCCCCGCCGCCCGTGTCGGCATCGCCGACGGAGTCCAAGTGTCCCTCGTCGCCTCCGCCCCCGCCCCCGTGGTCGAAGAGGAAGACTCCCTCAGCGAAGTCGCCGAAGCCATCGCCGCCGCCATCGAGTCCCGCGAGAACCGGCGCACCGAGTTCCAGGCCCTCGCCGAAACCTTCGGGGAGGTCTGATGCCCTGCGGCTGCAACAAGGCCACCAACACCCAGTACGTCTACACCCCGGCCGACTCCTCCAAGAAGACCCAGGTCTTCAACAAGGAGATCCAGGCGAAGGTCGCGCAGATCAAGGACGGTGGTGGCGGCACCATCGTCACCCGAGCCAAGTAGGAGACCGGCATGACCACCACCCTGGCTCGCATCCGTATCCGCCGCGCCACCGGCGCCCAGTGGATCAGCGCCAACCCGATCCTCGGCAACGGCGAGATCGCCTGGGAGACCGACACCGACATCGGCAAGGTCGGCGACGGCACCACCAGCTACCTCACCTTGCCCTACGCGCTCGGCGTCATCTCCGGCACCGCCTTCGAGTCAGCCAACACGGTGGCCAGCGTCCGCACCCACGGGGCCACCGGCGGCGGAGTCACCGACGACACCACCGCCATCCACGCCGCCCGTGACGCCGGATACTCCACGGTCCGCTTCACCGCAGGCACCTACCTGGTCAGCGGCCTGGTCCACAACGTGGCCGGTCAGCGGTGGCTGCTCGACTCCGGCGCCGTCATCAAGATGAAGGCATCCACCAACGCACCCGTCATCACCATCTCCGCTGCGAACTGCCACGTCGTCGGCGGGACAGTGGACGGCAACCGGACCAACGAGACAGGCACGTCCTGCTTCGGCATCACCGCGTCGGGACAGTCCGGGGTGCTCGTGCGAGGCGTCACGATCCAGAACACCTACGAAGAGGCCATCTTCCTCTCAGGCTGCACCGACTTCCGCATCGACGACAACACCATCACCAACTGCGCACAGTCAGGGAACCACAAGGCCATCTTCATCAACGACGCCTCCGGGTCGGTGGCCCGAGGCAAGATCAGGGACAACCTCATCGACGCCTCCGGCTCGCTGAACGGGGCCATCCAGTGCGCCTGTGT